ATCCGAACATCCTCGCTGTCTCATTATTCCCGGCACCGGTCTCTTTCTTGTAACTGTCACGTGTCAATTTGATCGCCCCATTAGCCAGCATCATGGCCGCAAGCTCCTCTCCGCTCATAGGATCACCCATCACGGAGATCTCCTTTGCTATGACATCACCCGGCTTCTTGCTGGCCTCCTTGATATCATCATCAAGATTAGCCCAGAAATCAGCCTCGACCTTGATCGCCTCATATTCTTGCCGGGCTTTTATCAATGCGGCCTCGGCCTTATCCTCTTTTCCGATAGGGGCGTCATCGTATGCCTCTTGCGCCTTTTCCAAGGCATCGGACGCTTTTTTAAGGCTTTCATCGAAAGACTTTCTCGTCACCTCGATCTTCCTTGGCATCTTATCGCCATATTTATCATGGAGGAAATCCAAGGCCATATCCGTACCAGACGATACGAAATCTGGCGTACCATCTTCTCGCATGACCATGGAAGGAGCCTCTACATTACTAGGTTGTGCTATCTGATCAATGGCACCTTCCGTCTCGATCTCACTCGTTGGCTGGTTGATCGCATCTTCCACAGGAGGTGCAGAGGTTATCTTGGCATCAGCACTTGCTACATTATCATTCTCTGGCGACACCACATTAACTTGTTGAGCGTCATATATGGCATCTTGAAGATCAAGAATCTCATTCTCTGTTATAGGCATTGCGGGGGAAGAGCCATTCTTGGCTGTCACCTGCCCGGTTTCTCTATCATAAGCCGCAGGTTGAGCGATCCAATCACCGTTCTCATCTTGTCCTTGAAGGATAAACGCATTATCCCCGTTCCATATGATCAACCCCGGCTTTGGTAATTGCGTCTTGGGATTATGATGCATGGTCATGTCAAGCTCGGACTGGCGGGTAGCCAATAATTGATCCTCATAGGTCCGTCTCATATGACCGGCATCTTGCTCTACTATATCGCTCAACCTTTTCACCGAGACCATCCGATCCTGTCCGTTATCGGAAATAACGGCCTTATCTCCCTCGATACTCCTAACGTACACAGGTCTTTCCTCATTTCCCTCGCTAAGCGTAGCTGTGGTAACGATAGACTGACCATCAGGATTCGTGGTAACATAAGGAGTAATATTATTGGCAACGTAAGTTTCAACCTCATTGTCTATTTCCTCGCCTATACGATCCTGCAAACCGGATATCCTGAGATAATCAGCGTAGAAATCCTCGGCTAACGGACGGGCATCCGCATTAACTCCATCAAGAAGACTCATCACTTGGGCCTCGCTAGCTTTATCATCCACATAGCTTTCTATCGTACTAGCCAAACCCGGAACCATTCCAGATAGGGAAAGCCTTGTCTCTTCCATCTTTTTGCTCGCCGTCCGTATATCGCCCGGATCAGTCATATTTCGACCTTCTTCCTCTGCCTCGGCAAACCTAGACTTAGTTAATAGAGGAGGAGTTTCAACGCCTTGATCTGTTACATTGGAATCGGTGATAGGCTGCTGAGCCTGTTTGCCTCCTATTTTATCCGCTACGTATTGCGCACCTTTAGCCAACGCTCCGGCCCCAGTAAAATAAGCGCCGCCTCCCATTCCATAGACAAAACTCTGCAATACACCATCGGTCAAATCCCTTTCCGGATCCGCACCTGTTATCTTATCCGTTATATTCTCCGCTAGCGTGGAAGATACCTCTTCGATACCTTCATTTACAGGCTCGAAAAACATACCGAATTTTTTATAGAACTCTTGCATCTTACCCATTATGCCACGCTTGATAGCCTCTTGTGCCTTTTCCTTTCCTAACGTCTTGAATAAGGTTGACATCCAAGCCTTGGATACGCCAGCGCCCAGCATCTCAGACAAGGATTCTGCCGTACCAGTAAGAATAGCGTTAGATACCTTTGCGAACTCTCCCATGTTTGGGTTATTCTGGTCAAGATCATCATATTTCTGGCTAGCCACTATTGATCCTATACCTGCGAGTCCGGCCGCTGGAGCTCCGGCCATTGTAGCGGCCATGGCCCCGATTGACATCGGAAGCGACTCTACGCCTTGCAAGGCTATATCACCTATGGCACCCATATAATTCCCTTCTTTCCAAAGATCGGTGAAATCCTTGCCATTGTATCTGTTTGACCTTGCCCGGGAAAACTCCGCATCAGCCTTAAATATATCTGAGATATCCTTGAATGCCCCGCCACGTGGGATCAGTCCTCCCGTTGCGGATTCCAGTCCTTTGGACACCTTATCCAATACCCCAAAGATACCGGCACCAAGATCGGCTCCTCCTGCGTTAAGTTTCTGTATAGCGTCTCCTACCCAAGTATTCATGAAAGAAGAATCCTTCTCATACTCCGTAGGAGGTGGAGGAGTAGCGGTCTCAATCTTTCCTTTTTTACGCAAGGACTCAAAATTATAATCAGGTGAGTTCGTCCACGGATTAACGTATTCCGATTGATCCTTCATAGGCACGTCAACCTCCTGTCTTAAAGCGATAGGTGCAGGATTAACGCTTGATTGAGAAACGTAATCTTTCCTTTCAACGGGCGAATACCCTAGGGCACTCTCAAATTTGGAGAAATCGCCTATCTCGGAGAAATAATCATCTTGTATCAAATAATCATAAACCATTCTCCTCTTTCCTGAGTCTTTCATCTTACCCTCAAAATTAGAGAAATCGCCAAGTCCCGTATATCCTTGGCTAATCATAGCGTCATATAAATGTTTTACATTAGAATCCATGAATCCAGCTGTATTTTTCGTTTGTATTTTCTGTTCCTCCTTCATCGTTTAAAGGGATATGCTTGCCCTTACTAGAAGAACCTCCCGATCCGATTACCTTATCAAACTCATCGTATAATTCCGGGAAATTCTGAATATTACTCATGACAATAGCGGCTTGTTTGGTCTTTTGGTCTCCACCTTCACCAAGCTGCCACGTTACATCCGATACGCTCTTGTTTTTATCTTTATTTTCCTCCGCATACTCTAACATCCTCTTATACATATAAGCGATAGCCCCATCTTTATCCTTACCGGACAAAGTGAAACGTTTACCGTTTCTGCCGATGATGTCAATAGACTTATCCGCCCCAGAGCCATTAGCTTTAGCGGTACGATATTGCTCAAGACTACGGAGATTGGATTGCCTTATACCCAACTCTCTCTCTTTATATGCGGCATCCTGTTTCATCTTCCGCTCCTCCCTGTCATTCTTTATTGCGAATTGAGCGGCACTTTGCGCGATCTTGGCTTTTGCCAAATCATTCTGGGCTTTTCTCGCTTGATCCTGTCTATAAAGCTGCAATGCCCTTTGATAATTATTGATGTCGTTTTGCCTTGCGGCCAGATACCCGGCCCCGTATCTTTGCCTGATAGCCTCCAACCTGTCAGAATAGGATTGTAGTTTAGGATCAGCTACGGTGGGTAGTTTCTGCGAAGGTGCCTCTCCCGCGAATGCCAAATTGGAGAAGGAAGACAACACATTGCCTAGATGCCCGATTCCAGTAGCTACGGAAGCGGCCCGTTTTCTTCTCTCCTCCTCCTCTTGACTTATCGGCTTTTGAAAGAGCGTCTCATAAAGCCTTTGGTTCCATTGGTAATCGTTCATTTGAGGCTCGACAACGCTCGCTTGCGGAGCGGTCTCATCCGTATTATCCACGGTTGGAGCTATAGGGTTCTGGCTTCCGGCAACCTCCGGCTCAACCAATGGCGTAGTGGACAATTCCGGCCTTTGAACGACCGGGGTCCTTTTCCTATTATATCTTTCCTCTAATGTCATTGTTGTTTACTTTTGAATATAGACTCGAATAATCCCTTACCCTTGTCAAGATGGGCTTGCGCATCAGCCCCAACGAGGCCCATCCCTGCCTGTAATCCTTGATTAGCCGCTTGCGTGGCGTTTGCCGCCTGTTGATTATAGATAGACAGCCTTTGGTTACTGATATTATTCTTGGTGTTGAGATATTGGGATTCCACAGCATCCTTCCGTGCGGTAGCGTTAGTGGCTATACCACTGGCGGTATCGGATATCACCTCGCCCGCCGCTTTCTTGGCCTGCGCTACGGACTCATCAGTAGCTCCTACGACCGCGGCGGTACCGGAGGCCTTACGGTACTGCTCATCCGCTAATTCCCTAGCCTTGGTCAAGGCGGCTTGCGCCTCCGCGCTTTGGGTATAATCCTCGTTATACCTACGGTTAAACCAATCCTCATTCTCCTTTGCCTGTTTATCCAACACGGCGTTCGCTTTTCTAGCCGCCTTCCTTGCCTTTAT